GCGATAAAAACGGCGGATGCGACGGCCAAAAATTTTCTGCGGAATCGTCAACTTCCAAGGGGTCGAAGGCCGCTGCGGGTATGGACTGACAAGAAAGGCGCTCATGGTCTGTTGCCCACTTGTTGCCCGTGTTGCCCGAATTCTCAACTATTTTCTTCCAGTAGCCGCCAATAGCCGCCGCTAGATTCTTGATGCCAACCACCCGCCAACCCGCTTAAAACCTAGCTAAAATCAATATAAAGCACTCTGCCGGCGGCGGGACTCGAACCCGCACTCCGCTTTCGCGAAAACGGATTTTAAGTCGCTTTCTTGGGTTTGTTTTTCAATGACTTACGGGAGTGTTGCCCGTTGTTGCCCTAAAGGACTTTATTGAGAGCCGCGAGGAGGGCGGCGTGGGCGGCTGGGGAGCAGTCGTCTTTGCGGCCGGGGGAGATGTCGGCGTGGCGCAGGATGTTGGCGAGCGGGATGTGGTGCTCGCGCAGGATGGGCAGGAGGTATTCGACGGCGCTGAGGAGGGCGTCTTCGCTGAGGGGCGTGGTGTAGGTGTCGCCTTCCCAGGCTAGGCCGATGGAGAAGCTGTTGGCGTCTTTGCGGCCTTGCCACGAGCTGACACCGGCGTGCCAGGTTCTCTGGCTCGGCAGGGCGAGGGCGGTTCGTTTCCCGTTGCGAGCGATTATGCAGTGGTAGCTGACTTTGCTGGCGGGGTCACAGCACCACGAGACGGATCCGGCGTAGGCTCCGGAGGTGTGGTGCAAAATCACATGGGTCGGATGGATGACGCGGCCCGCGCTGATGTTCGGCGTGCGTTTGTTTGTCTGCTGGTAAAACTTTGGCTCGGGCTTGATGGTGCCGGAGGTTTTGGCGGGGGAGGTTTTGGCTGGCTTCGCGGGCTTCGGCTCTGGCTGTGGCGCGGGGGATACCTGCGGCTTGGGGAGCATGAAGAAGCGGGCGAGGAGGGAGATCATTTGTCGCGGAGGGTGCGATCTGGAAGCTCGGGGAGTTGGTAGCTAAAGCGGCCATAGTCGCTCTCGAGCGAGAAAGTGAGCGGGCCGAAGCTCGAGCACCCGGTGAGGAGAGCCAAAGCTAGGAAAAGAAAAGCGGCGAGGATCATGGCCGCCGCGAACTTGGCGGGGTTGATCATTTTTCCTTTCGGAAAAGCTCGATAGCGCCGAGGGCGGCGATCGTGAGGCTCGTGATGGCGTTGACCGCTTCGGGCTCGAGGTTGATGCCTGCCAGCCCGAGAAGGATGCAGAGGCCGCGAATGGTGGAGGGCTCCTTGAGCCTTGAGATCAGGTTTTTCATCTCCCGTGCGTGGGTGTCAAAGCCTCACGGACGGTTGGCGAGGATTTGCTCGATGCGCTTTGTGCGCTCATCGATGCGGGCCAAAGTCTCGGCGCGGTCGGCGGCGGTGGATTCGATCTTTTGCAGTCGCTGCTCCTGCTTTTCGTTTTCGATTTCAACGCGATTCACTTTTTCGGGAAGAATCCACCAGGCTTGCGAGGCGGAGAAGACGGTTGCCACCAGGGCGAGCGCGGCGATGAACTCGCCGACGCTCATTTTTACACCTGGTCTGTTTCGGACAACTTCTGTGCTCATTAGCTATTCGCCTGAGCTAAAAGATTCCCGACAATGGCCGTGGTCGCGGTGTTGTTGATGCGATCCACATTGATTGCGTCGGTCTTCGTTTTTATCGCGGCGACATCGCTATTTGCTGGGGCCGTGTAGGCCGAACCGGCGAGGCGGGTTCCGACGGCGACATCCAGTTTGGTGGAATTGGCGTCGATCTCCTGGCGAATCTCGACCGCTGTCGGTCCGCTGGCGCTGGTGAGCGTGCGGGCATTGTAGTCCCAGATGTCGGCGGGAGTGACTGATGCCGGCGCGTTCGTGAGGTTTGTCACCGTGGCAAGCGTGCCGGATGGCGAGAGTCTCGAAGACACCGAGGCATCCAGACGCCCGAGTTCTGTTGCGAGTTCAGTTCGCACAGCTCCGGCCACTGTTGAGGCTGATGGCGCCGAGGATGTCGGGATGCTGTCGATCTTGCCTCCGGTGCGCTCAAGGTCGGCACGGACTGCGGCTACGAGTGAGACTTCGGAGAGGTTAGTGTTTCCGATTGCTCCAACGATTGCGTTGAGGACGGCTTGGCCGTCTGCCTCGTTGAGGAGCGATCCTTCGACAGCGGCGGCGATTTGCGCTGTGGTCGGGATGTCGGCGACGGCTGCGGGCGAAGCCGGTAGGCTGTCGGTTTTGCTCTTAATCGCGGTGATGTCCGAGTTTGCTGGCGCGGTGTAAGACGCCGAGGCTAGTCGGCTCGAAACGGAGGCGTCGAGATTGCTGAGTTCGGTCAGCTCTGAGCGAACGGCTGAAGCCACAGCGGCGGCTGTCGGGGCGCTGGTCGGGGCTGTGTAGGCTGCCGAGGCCAGACGGCTTGAGACGCTGGCGTCGAGATTGGAAAGCTCGGTCAGTTCGGTGCGCACGGCGGAGGCCACCGAGGCGGCACTAGGCACGCTCGGCAGGTCGCCGGTCGTGAGGGTCGAGCGGTTGGAGATCGTGGCGTCGAGGTTTTCGACTCCGGCGCGGCCAAGAACCCAAAGGCTCGGGATGTGCTGTGAATCAACCGTGCTGTCGGTGGTCTTGAAGATCGCGGCGTATTCGCCCTCCGAGGAATTGTTGGAGGAAAGCGTGTAGCTATACAACCCGCCGCCGACAGCGGTGGCGCTGCCTGCGGTCACAATCTGCGTGCCGCTTGGATTGTAGATGTCGACGGTGACGGTCAGGCCGGTCTTGCCGGTTTTGCTGGCTGTAAAAAAAGCCAAGAACTTAACGGAGGTGGAGACTTGTTCGAGCATGAGTTGGTGGTGGGTTTAGATTTCTTCTTCGGGTTGTGGCAGGAGCGGGAGGACTTGGGACATCGGGAGGACTTCCACGGATGGGAAAAGCTCGGCGGGCAGATGCGCGAATCCGCCCGAGTAGAGGCCGCCGGGGCCGACTTCGGTCAGCAAATCCGCGCAGAGCATCTTGCGGCCATCGGTGAGATCGACGGGGCTGGCGACATGGCGCGGGTTGCCATGCTCACTTTGGACGGCGGCGAGTTGCGCGGCGAGTTCGGGCGAGAAAACGAGCGCGAGGTCTTTAGTGGTCTCGTAGCTCACGGGCTGGGTGATGAGGTCGGAGAGTGTCATATAGCGGCGGCAAGGGCGGTCATGAGCGTGGACACGCGGGTGTCGAGCTTGGCAAGGTCGAGGGATTCGCCGATGGAGTAATAGGAGATGCGGGCGATAGAATAATTTGCTGTTGTTCCTCCATTTACCGAAAAAACAAAATGGTTTCCGTTAAATGGAGTTTGTGAGGAAGCTGACACGCTGGCAGAACTTCCATTTATCCTATAAGAGTAGGAGCCGCTTGATGCCCTATTTGTTCCAATAAAAATATTATCAACATCCACGCTTATAGGCGTGTCAGTTAGGTTCGTAGTTCTTACCCTCAAAGCTCCAATACCGGTGGTTGGCCGCCTGCCGATGGAAGAACTGCCAGTTACCCCATTGCCTGCTCCAAAATAATATCTAGCAGATGTTCCACCGCTATTTTTTTGAGTTTGAAAAACTGCTAGGTGAAAACTGTTTTGAGGGTCGGAGTTGTTGTTGCGGTTAGAGTTTAGGTATTTAGTAGAACCATTTCCTAAAAGACCTGTTTTGCGGTTATAGTCTCCGGTTACAAAATTCAAATTGGTTGGAGCCGTGCCGACGAGTGGGACGAGTGCGCCGGAGAGAGTGCGAGCACCAGCGAGAATGCAGGAGGCTTTGAGTGCGCTCCAGATGCCGTCGTTGTGGCAGCCGACGATGAAATCTGTGAACGCCGATTTCACGCCAGTTTCCAAACTTTGACCATCGGCGGACTCAACGGCGGCGATATAGGCGTTTGCAGTCAGCATAGCTATACCCGTGGTCGGCACGCGGAGGGGGGAGAGTTGGCCGTAGAGTGGACTAAGCATAGTTCAGATTCTGTTTGTTCGACCACGCGCCGGTGGCGCTGGATTCTTGAGTGGTTGTTCCTGCTGTGTTGAAGATGGTGCGGGAGATTTCCCAGGATTCGGAGTCGTAGACGCTGCCGTTGTTGGGAAAGTCGGCGTAGAGGAGGAAGCCGAGGTAGGTCGTGGTGCCATCGCCGGAGAGGTCGAAGGCCCAGACGCGATCGGGTGCGTCTTTGGTTCCGGCCAATTTATAGACTTCGCCGGTGGAGGGGTTGCGCGTGTAGAGGCGGCGGTCGGCGTGGTTCACGCAAATCTCGCCGAGGGCGAGGTCGGTCGTGCTCGGGATGCGCCCGGTGACCGTGCTGCGTTTTGGGATGATTTGTGGGTTTGCCATGTGGCGGGTTTTGATTTCGCGGAGTTAGACCCCCCGCGTGGCGGAGCGCTATTTGAGCGCCCCGCCGGGGTTGGGTTAGTTACTAGTAGCTGCCGCCGTCGATGGTCGTCTCGAGGGCAGTGATGCGGGTCTCGTGGTCGGCCACATCGGCCTCGACTGCGGTCAGGCGGCTGTCCGCGCTGGCGTTTTCGAGGGTGGTGATGCGGTTGCTCAACGAGGTATCGGCTGTCGAACGAGTCGAGCTTTCCGAATCCAGATTGGTCTGGACTGCGGCGATGTCGGACTCGAGGCCGGACACATCCGATGCGCGGGAAGCGGCTTCGGCGGAGACAGCGGCGATGCGGGCGGACTCTTCAGCAACGATATCGGCCTCGGCTGCGGTGACGCGGGTGGTCAGCGCGGAGAGGTCGCTCGAGACGCCATTGATCGAGGTCTGGAGGCCAGAATCGCCAGCGATGCGTGCGGTCTCTTCAGCGGCGATGTCGTCGTTGATAGAGAGGATGGCGGCTGCCAGGGCGTTGTCGTTGGTCAGATCGACCGAATTGATCAGGGTGACGATTTCCGCGAAGCTGTCTTTGTCGGCCGAGGCGGCGCTGAGGATCGCATCGATGCGGCCTTTCTCGACGGTGATCTTGCCGTCCAAAGCGGTGTCGGCTGCTTCCAAAGTGGAAACGGCACCGCTGATCTCGGACTGGCGGGCGGATGTCTCGGCGGCGATGTCGTCAGCGAGATCGCTTTCGGCACCTTGAGCGCGGGAGATTTCCGCATTGAGGTTGCTGGTGAGCGTCGAATCCGCTGCGCTGCGCAGGTCGGCTTCGGCTTCTACCGCGCTGTTGACGAAGGTCTTTGTTGCGAATGTGTGGCTGCCGCCGATTGCGACTGGGCCGTTTGCTGTTCCTACAAAAAGTGAGGAATTTTGAAGGTCCATTGCCAACTCGCCAGTCTGAAGACTGATCGGAGCGCCGGAACCGCGTTTGATTTTAAGGATGGGATTTGCCATGGCTAATTAGGTGGTGGTGGTGGTTTTGGTTGGGCTGTTCGTGGGTGGGTGAGTTGTCAAAAATTGCCCGCGTCGATCACGGGAATCATGAGGGCGTAGGCGCTCGCGGAGGGGCTCCAGCGGTAGGGCATCCCCTCGTCCATCGCCATATACAGGCGGTCGGGTTTCCCGACGCTCGGGAAGCTCGAACGGTTCGGGTATTCGACGACGCTCGGCGGGAGCGTGAGATCGAACGAGGAGAGATCGAGTTGCTGGCTAAGGTTGCTCTCGGTGATCGTTGTCATTAGTAAGCGAGAGTCTCCCGGTTGAGCCACGATCCGGTGGCGGAGGCGGTGGCGAGGATTTGGCCGGCGGCGTTGAGGGTGGATCGCTTGACGGTCCAGGTGGTGGCGGTCTCTGGGAGTGCTGGCGCGGCGGGGCGGTCGGCATTGAGGAGGCGTCCGCTGTAGGTGGTGAGGCCGTCGGCGCTGATGTCGAATGCGTAGAGGTAGAGCGTGGGGTCAATGGGCGGCTGGACGGTGCGGAGTCCGAGGGCGGTGCAGGAGATTTGCATTCCGCTGGCGGGCGGCTCGTCGAAGGTGATCGTGCCGGTGGCTTCGCTGACGAGGTAGTCGGTGGTGGGGGTTTGCGTGACGCCGTTCAAAGCCACGAGGACATGCTCGGGATCGCTGCTGACGAGTCCGTCGATTGGGAAGGTTGTGGCGGTGCCGTCGCCGACTCGGACGGTGGTGTTGATCGAGAGGCCGGGCGCGCTGGCGATGATGTAGGACGAAAGGCCGGTGATCTCTTCGGCGGGGTGGGTGTGGATCGTGTCGGCTTTTGAGAGATCGACCCAGAGTTTGAATGCGGGGGACGCCGATGGATCAAAGACGGCCCAGTAACTGCCAGGCGGTGGGTAGCCGGGATTCGGTTCGCCGATGCGGATGTAGAGTTCGCCGTTGAAGGTGACGACTTGTCCTGGGAAATAATCGGCTCCGTTATTGTAGACCCCTTGGTAATCGACAGGCTCAGGCTGGAGGGCGGTGTCGGCGAGAGCGCCTTGGGCGGCGGTGGCTTTGCCGTCGAGTTGGGTCTGGAGCGCGGCATCGGCGGCGATTCGCTCGGTGCGCTCGGTGTTGATGACCTCCACGGCTTCCGAAATCGAATCCAGCGCGGCTGGGTCGAGATTGGCGAGGAGGTCGTCTATGCGATCGTTGGCGGCATCGAGGGCGTCGCCGAGGCCGTTGATTTCGCTGATGGGGTGCGTGTGGGCGGAAGGGGCAAATGTGCTGGGCTTGCCGGTAAGGCTTGACCAATCGACGGGCGGGGAGACGGCAACGACGGCGCTGGCGAAGTCGGTGATCTGGCTGGCGGTGTGCGTGTGGGCCGAGGGAGGGAAGGTGGCGGGCTTGTTCAGCACGCTTGCCCAAGTGGGCGGCGGGGCGAGCTGCGCGATGGCCTGCGCCGTCCTCAAGGGCGTCATCCACTTGTTATTGTCGGTGCCTGTGGTGGCTTCGGCTTGGGTGGCTTTGCCGTCTGGCAGCGCGGCGGGGGTCTGCTCGTCGCCGAGAATGACGCTGTTCTGAATTTCGACCTGGAGCGTGGCGGTGCGCAATGCCTGGCTCGGTGCGGTCCAGCGGATTTCGAGATAGGCGCCGATTGAGGCAGGATCGGAAGAAAATGCGGCCTCGACCGGCAATGTATTCAGATCGAGGATGGTTTGGCCGGGGGCCGCCAGAGCTAAGAAATTGGCGTCGGAAAAAGAGGTCTTGAGGGCGACGGTGGTCTGCGTTCCTGCGACGGGCGAGACGGCGACGCCGTTCTCGACGAAGACGACCTCGATCGGCACTTGGTCGCGGCGTTTTAAGACGAGCGACTGGAGCGCGACATTCGACGCGGCGCTTTTGATGAAGCGCCGGTTTTTTGAATCAAGGAAGAGTTTCATGCCGCTCGAGGAGCGGCGGGTGTCAAATCGGGAGGACTTCCGAGCTACTTCTGAAGCGGCTCGGAGACGGCTTCCCACTTCCCGACCGGGCATCGCTCGGTTGCCATGCGGAGTTTTGCCCAAGTCGAGCATCCGCACTTGCGGCAGCGGCCCGTGGCGTTTAGCGCGGCGGCGTCCCATTCGGGGCAGGCGCGGCAGGTGGCTTCGCGGGTGGCGAGTGCTTCGGATGGCGTGGTGGCGAAGCCTGCGCGAGCGAAATTAAAAGCGGAGCTTCCGAATTGAGCCAATGTGCGAGCACGAAAATCAATGATATGTTGTGGGATCACGAAAAGACAAAAGTTGGAGGAGTGACATCTGGGCCAAATCCAAAATTTTCCGTATGTGCAGTAAATTCGTCTCCATTTATTGTATACTTGACATCTGCACAGGTTATTGGGAACGGAGCGTCGGTTGGACAACATGACTCGGCAGGCCCGCTAACCATTGTATTCATGAAATTATCACCCCCGAAATTAAAGCAATTTGTTAATGCCGATAGCCCGCAAGTATAAAAGGTTGCATCTGGAAATTCTCCAATCTGAAAAACGGCAAAAAACCCTCCGCCGCTTGCGTTAAAAGATGTCGGCGAAGCCCCATTACAAGTGCCAGTTGTTGCATTTCTCATCGTTTGCAATAGGTCTCCACTTATAGCCGTATCGCACCCACATGTCACACAACACGCGCACTCGACGGCGCGGAGGCCGCCGTCGGCTTTGATTTTGATGGCTCCGGTGGAGGTGCGGCCGAGGGTCATGGCTCAGCATTCCTCCGTAGCGAGCCAGGTGAGTGCGCCGTCCACCGCGCCGAGGACATGGGTGCCGGTGGTGGGGAGCTCAGGGAGTGGATACTTGAGCGCCACTTTGCGCTGCTGGTGGCCGCCGAGGCCGCTGGTGGTGGTGACCTCGAAATGGCCGGAGGAAAAATCCTCTGTGGCAAAGACGAAATTCTTGTCGAGGTCGGAGCCTTTGAGCGCGTAGGGGTAGCCGCCATTGGCAGGGTTCGGCGAGGTCTTGGCCAGAGATTCAAAACTCAGAGGGGGGTTTGGGCTCATGGCGGCGGATTGCTTACGGTGACAAGAGCTTTCGTTATAGAGTAAATAACTTCGACTTCTTCGACTTCACCGTAGCTGTTCACATTAACATTTGTGATTTGAATCGTCTTTGCCACGGAGCCGGTAAGTGGGGATGGAGTGGTTGGCACAAGAAAATTAGTGACCTCTGAGCCAGAGGAATTGAGAACTTTTAGACCCGGAGCTGGAGGAAGGCTTTGGCTCCCCTTTATTCGCATTGTTTTGAGGTGTGCAACTTCGAAAATGAAGCCGTCAAATGTTTTATCAGAAAATCTCAACTCATAAATTGGATTACCATTGTCTGGTCGGACTCCGACAATTATATAGACCCCAATTTTTGCTTGTATGGCCCCTGTCGTGTAGTTGATCACCTGGTAAGTGCTATTGTCCCAAATGTCATAGCCGGTCGCGTTGACTCTCTCGAAACCATCCGTTGCTTTGGTGATCGTCGGCTGAGGGTAAACCATGACATCCCCCTGGCTTGTGGGGATTGTCTCCGGCAACTCGGACGCGCCTGATGGCCGAATATACTCGGCGGACACGGCAAAGAGTCCGCCTTCGTGGCGCTGCTCGTTGACGCTTTGCAGGAAAAGTTGCGAGCCGTTTGAATACAGGGTCATACGGTGAGGGCGTGGCTGGGGAGCTTGTTGCTCAGGGTGGTGAGGAGGTGTTTTATGTCGGTGACGAGGCCGGTGAGGCCGCCTGGGGAATTGTCTCCCGAGCCGCCGGAGCCGGTCGCGCCGGAGAGGTCGAGTTTGATGGGCTTCTCGAGTTCGGCGCGGATGGTTTTGATTGCGTCGCTGGCGTCGAGGGTGAGCTTTTGGGCGTTGGAGGTGAATTTATCTAGGGAGGTTTTGAGCGGGGCGGTGTCGGCGTCGAGGGGGACTTTGGCGGTTTTGGTGGAGAGTTCTTCGATTTTTTTCTCAGCAGGGTTGGTGTCGGCGTCGGCGGTGATGGTGGCTTTTTTGCCGTTCGCGTTGAGGATCGCGGTGAGGGCTTCTTTGGCGGCTTCGGCGTCTTTCACGCCAAGTGATTCGACGATCATCTTGGTGCGCTTCTCGCCGATGATGCCTTTTAGCGCGTCTTTGAGTTGATCGATATTCTCGAAGCCTTGTTTTTCGAGGAGGGCTTTTGCGGTCTTGGTGCCTTTGAAAGAATCTAGGTTGCCGATGGCGCTTTTCAGGTCGTCTTCGCCGGTGATCTGCATGGCAAGTTGCGCTTGGGCGGGCGTGGCTACGGCATCGAGGTTCATCTTTACTTCTTCGAGGCTCTTGGCTCCCAGGACATCCATGGCGACCTGATGGTTCTTGTTGATCGTTTCCATGTTTTGGAGCGTGGCGAAGGCGTCTTGGACATTGTCCTTGCCAGTGACCTCGAGGGCGACGGCGATGGCTTTCGGGTTGGAGTTCGCGGAGAGTTCGGCGAGGAGGTCTTTCCAACGCGTGTCGTCCACCGTGGTCGTGATGGTGACGATTGCGCTGCGGTCGCCGATGGCAGCGGCGGCGTTTTTGGCGGCGACGAAATTGTTGGCCAGGCGGGCGGCTTCATCGGCATTCACGCCGAGCTTGGTCTTGTATTCCTCGGTGAGCTTGGCGATTTCCTGCTGGCCTTCGAGTTGTTGCTTTTCGCTTTCGAGAGTCTTGACGAGTTGCTCGTTGCCTTCGGCTTTGGCGGCGTTGATGGCGGTCTCGAGTTCGACCAGGGCGACGGCGTTGGCTTGTTCGGTGGCGGCAGCGGCTTCGGCGGCGGCACGGAGTTCTTGGCGCTTGGCGAGTTCGGCTTCGGTTTGTGCGGCTTGTGTAGCACGCTCGGAGGTGGTGGCGGCGGTCGCAGCGGTGACTTCGTCTTGTAAAGTCTTAACTAAGGCGGCCTGCTCTCCGGTCTTGAAAAACTCGGCGTTTGCGCTGGCAAGGTTTTGCTCGAACTCTTTTGGAATTTCGCCGATTTGCTTTTTGGCATTGACCGAGAAGTTTTCAAAAGAAGCTCCGAGAGTTTCTTTTTGCTTTTCGAGGTTGGCTTCCATGCCATCCATTGAGCCGCGAAGGGCATCAAGGCCTTTGTTGGCGGCGTTGAAGGCCAAAGCCGCTGGGCCTGCGATATTTGGCAGGAATGTGGCGGCGAGGTTGATTGTCTTGAGCAAGCCATCATTTATGTCCGGCAACATTGCCAGAATGCCCTGCGCGAATTTCACGCCGGAGGCTTTGCCCGCAAAAGCAAACGAGTCGATCAGTAAAGTGAATGTGCCGCTCGATGGGCCAAATAAATCGACAATAGTGTCTGCCGCCGTCTGTAAACCGGCCGAAAGATATTTATAAATCGCGTTGCCGCTCTGCATCGCCTGGAGCTTGAGGCTTTCCCAGAAGACTTCGAAAGCGAGGCCGACTTTGCCGATGGAGATGGCATCCACGGCAGCTTGGAAGCCTTTCATGGCCTGCTCTCCGCCGAGGAAGGCGTCGGCGAGGTTTTGTCCGATCTTGGCGGCGTCGATGCGGGAGAGGGCCGAGGTGATGGCGTCGATCGCGGGGAGGGCTTTGTCGAGGATGCCTGCGGCGAAATCGCGGACTTTTTCGCCGATGGTTTTGAAGCGGTCGCCGACGGCGTCGAAGACCGAGGAGCGGCGGTCCATGATCTCGGCCATGGATCCGACGGTGTCGCGGGCTTCGCCGAGTTCGCCTTCGAGATTGGTCAGGAGCGGGATCAGTTCGGCGCCGGTTTTTCCAAAAGCTCCCATAGAGGCGGCAGCGCGCTGTGTGGGGTCTTCGATAGAGTTGATGCCGGACGATAAGATTTTGAATTGCTCAGTGGGGAGCTTGCCTTCGAGTTCGTCCACCGTGACGCCCATCATAGCGAAGGCCTGTGCGGCCGCGCCGCTGCCATCGCGGGCGTCCTCGATGTTTTTCTGCATTTTGGCAATGGTGGATCCGACTTTCTCCGCGCCGATGCCGCTGTTGTCGAACGCGCGCTCGAGCACGAGGAGCTTGCCCGCCGTCTCGCCGGTGGAGGCGGAAAGGTCGGAGAGGCGACCGCCGAGGTCGAGGGCGTCGGTGAAGCCTTGGATCGTTCCGCGCACGGCGGCGAAGGCGGAATCGAGGACTGCGGTGAAGGCTTTGGCGGCGATTTGGCCGAGGCCGACGCCAGCAACAAACTTTCCAAACCCCATGCCGCTCTGCTCGCCCATTTTCTCGCTCTTGTTCCCGGCGTCTTGGATGTCCTTGCCAAGTTCGCCGACTTTGGGGGCCGCGCCTGCGGACTCATTGCCGATGGCTTGGAGTTGCTTCTCGAGGCGCTCGACTTGGCCGAGGCGCTTCATGGTGGATTCCAATTCCTCGAAAGAGAGTTCGCCACTCTTGACCTTCCCTTCGAGGGTCTGCATCTCGCTTTGGATTTTCTTCAGGCTTTCTTGTAGCCCGACATCCTTGGCGCCGAATTCTACTGAGACATCGGCCATGGCTTACGCGGCCTCCTGGAGTTTGAGTTTTCTCTTTTTCAGAATCATCTCCATTTGCTTTTTCATTTTGCCAGCGACGATCGAGAGGCCTTGGAGCTTTTCGGTTTCGCGGAGAACCTTGTCGGCATATCGGCAGGTGTTCGTGAGAACGACGGTGGGGGCAAAGATGTTGCCCGTGCGGTCTTCGACCGTTCCGAAATTGTAGTCGGCCAGGTGTCGCGTCACCCATTTAGGAATGCCTCGAGTCATTGATCCAGAGACGACTTTTTTGAGCTGCTTGGCGCAAGCCGCCCAGCCGGATTTTGCCATGCCGGATTTGGCTTGTTGGGATTTCACATAGTCCGCAAGCGTGCTGTCTGGGACGAAGTATTTATCCACAAACTTCCAGCGCCCTATGTTTCGCGAGCGACTGCCTGCGCTGGACATCCTGCCATTCTGAAATGCTGCCTTGTGGATTTGGCGCAAGGTCGAAGCGGTAGCGCCATCAAGAAAGTGCGCTGTGTCGGTGCCATAGACGGTGCCGTCTTTTTTTACAAAGAGGCGGATATTTCCTGTTTTATATCTCTCGTAATTTGAGGCTACGAAATCCGTGAGCGTGGAAAAAATGCCGTATCGTTTTTTTCCGCCAAGCAGGTCGCGGGCGATGGCTTTTTCGCCGTCTCGTGTTTCGGTTCCAAACGGCTGAGTGCGGCGGGCAAATTCGACACACAGAAGCCGAGCATTCATGTGGACGGCATCGGGGATCGTGGCCTCACGGATCTCGGCGTAGTCTTTCATGATTTGCTCGAACTTGAGGTTTTCTAATTTGATTTTGGGCATCTCAGGTCAGGTTCTCGAAAGCGGCTTCTATGGCTGCGAGGGAGTCAAAATCGGTGGCGCGGTTGTTGCGGCCCCAGACTCGTTTGCGCCCGTGCGCGAAGTCGTCGGCGTGGAGGATTTGAAGGCCAGCCGCGAACGGCAGGTCTTCGAGGATTTCGCGGAAGCCCCAGCCGGTGATCTTGGCGATGCGGTAGACATAGCTCGCGAGCCAGCCGGGGCTGTTTAGTTTCCCGCCGAATCCTTCGCGCCGGGCTGACTGCTGTAGCTGGCGAAGTATTCGTTCGTCCGCTCGAGGCAGAGGCTCTGGAGATCGGCGATTTCTTGGGCGCTGGGAGATTGTTTTTCCATCCAGTCATCGACGGCAGCGGCGAATCGGGGGAAGTCGTTTACGACAGAACGCACGCTGGCCTTGGACGCTCCATGGATGAAGCCGAAGCCGCTTGCTCGCCACATGATGTCCATGTCGGTCGTGAGGATTTTGTTGCGCTGCATCCATGAGATTTCGAGCGCGGCGGTGGGGCGGAGTTCCCAGCGCGAGAGCTTCTGCGGGCCGCCGGTCATGGCTTGCTCGCGGAGGACTTCGTCGTCGGTTTCGAGGGTTTCGTTGGTGGTGGATTTGTCGTTGTTTTTTTTCATAGAAATTTGGCGAAGCGCTTTTTGTCGGCTTCGGTGGCGTTCTCGGAGATCGAGACGATTTTTCCGTTGCGCTCGAAAACGAGTTGGCGCGGGGTAGCTTTGACCACCGAAACGAGGGCGTCGCGGTTGCGGAGGGCGGCGATGAGGTAGGCCACGGGATGCTCGGGGTTTTTCTCGAGGAAAATGTCGGCGTCTCGAAACCACTCCATGACTTGATTGGCCTGCTGGCCGCTGGTGGGATGGTTGGCGAGGAAGTGAAAAACGGTCGTTTCGTCGCCGGAATCGCGGCGAATGCGTGTCGCGGGAGCGGCGGGGTTCTCTGGCTCAAAGCCGAGCGTGAGGAGAATCGTGGCGAGCTTGAGGTCGCGGGTGCTGAATACAGCGAGAGGTTTTGTCGTCATTTTTCGTAGGGAGCCCGGCGCGGTGAATCACACGCGCCGGGCGCTGGCGTTGGCTTAGGAAGCCGTCATCGTGGTCTGGTAGGAGCGGGCGGTCAGAGAGACGGTCTCGAACTGCTCGGCGGCGAAGTTGCTCGTGAGGCCGGTGACGATGGTCGTCGCTCCGAGATCCACGGAGGCGGGCATCGTGATGGTCAACGCGCTGCCGACCGAAGCGGAGAAGGTGCCGGTGCGCATGCCCTCGATGGAGATTTCTTGGATGGGCTCAGCGACCGCCACGGCGACAACGCCGCCTTGGTCGTCTTTGACCTCGGAGAGTGCGGCGGTTTCGTTGACGGAAAAGCTAGTGACGATGAGCCCTGTGACATCGGGCGTGCCGTATTCGGCGGAGCTGACTGCGGTGGAGCGATAGAGTGTGGCGGCCATGGTGGTGGTGGAGTTGGGTTGGTGGTTGCGGGTTTCGGAAGGGAGGCGCGTGTCAAATGCCGGACGCGGTGAAGGCCAGCGTCAGAGCGGCGGTGGTGACCCACCGGCCGTCGGATTGGCTGTCGTCGACGCTGCGGAGGTCGGCTCCGGCGAGGGTCAGGTCGGGCTCGAAGGCGTCGGCCAAATCGGTGGCGGAAAGCAGTGAGGCGCGGAGGGAGTCGGCGAGGGCGGCGTGCGCTTCGAGCGAGCCTTCGATGACGGAGGGAGTGACTAGCACGATGCTCGCGGTGGCTTTGTAGAATCCGCGAGCCACGGCTTCGGTGGATTCGCACCCGGCGAGGAGGACGGGCTGGTCCTGCGGGATGGTGTCAGCGGATTGGCCGGTGTGGACCGGGATGCCGTCAAAGGCTGGCTGGCTGCGGAGCCACGCGGCGAGGGAGGTTTCGACGCCGATATTCACGCGGCACCTCCTGGGGACATGGTGGCGAGGTATTCGCCGGGGGCGTGGGTTTCGGAGACTTGGCTGATGAAGTAGGTCTTGCCGCCGAACGAAACGGCTTCGCCTCGGCGGGGTGGGCTTTGCAGGTCGGCGGCGAGGAA